TGATAGCACGACTTATCTTATCTGAATACTTAGGAGAGATATCATATAATCTTTTCAATCTATCTGCTATCTCGCCATAGTATTTAGATACATTCTTAGACCAATTGAACTTCTTAGCAGGATCTTTAGAAAAATAGAAATATTCTCCTTCTCTAACGCTTCCAGCACATTCTTCATAGTCTATCACATACACAGACTTCTTCTTAGTATCCACTAGAATATTAAAGAATCCTGTATCGCCTATCTCCAAAATCCACATGTGAACGCACGCTTCAATAATATCTGGTATATCATATAACCATTTATTTTTCTCCACCACAAAATTCATTTTATCTACCACATTTCGCTCTAGTACCCAATATTCATAATTACTAAAACTCTCCTTGTTCAGATTATATTTCTCGATCGGATAGTCGTTAGCCACGTTAGTAAATATTATCCATTCACCTTCAGTTCTCAAAGGATGAACTATTAGAGGTGTCTTCCACTGTTTCATAATGTCAGATCTCGTCATAATCATATCCATCTTGGACTGACTGTATGGTCCCTTCCATACTTCATCTCCATTCAAAAATGTAAACTGTTTGTTTTTACCTGTTCTCTTCTGACCAGCATAACAGTTAGCCACTAGAAAAGAGAGAGTAGTGTCTGCCATAATTATATGTTAATAAGAATAAAAGTATATCTATAAACTAATTTAAACTAATACAAAACAGTTAGATACTTAATTAATTTTGATACGTCCGACATGAAAATAGAAATAAACATACTAGGAAGTTATAAGTAAGAACAATACAAAATTACAAAAATTAAATGATATAATAACTATTAGTATAAAATATAAAAATAGAAATGTCGTTAATCGAAAAAACTTTCTGTATTATGGAGCAAGGTAAGTTCATCAATGAACCTCTCACGCTCAAACATAAAGAACAATTTAATACTTCTTTTTCAGATTTTTATCGATTGAATTGGTTCACGGATACTGACCCTAACGCCAACTTTCATGCTAAAGGTATTACATTGAGTGAAGGTAAAAATTTATTATATCAGAAAGTACCTAAAATATACAAATATTATATATTTATAGACGACGATATAAATTTTACTAGTACCGATAATACACCAACCGATAATACACCAACCGATAATACACCAATAGCTGAAAAGATAAAAAATATATTGGATACATATAATCCTCTACATGGTACTTTTTATCGTAAAATAGGGGCTAAATGGGGCGCATGGCATGTTACAAATATTATACACAAACATGCTTCTGAGAAAAGGGAAGTATGGCCTGTCTTCGGATTCGATTTAGATTGTGACATCTATCATTGGTCATATATTCGATCGATCCTACCAATTAGATATCATGGCTGTTATAAATGTCTGACATATGCTCAATACATTTGTTACAAATTATATCCACACAAACAATTAATGTTTGACGGAATTAGATTAGAAAATACTAGACAGGGTAATCATATGGAAGAATTATCATTATCTCAGGCGAACAACGGGAATGAAGTGACTAGACTGTTCTTAAAAGATTTAGTACCTAACAGTTTAAATAAGGATGCACGTATTATATTGAATAACACCCATATGGTACCAGACTTAAACTTGAGATTATATAGTGGAAATGTCAGTAATGATGAAATTATTTTTACAACAGAAGATATGAAGAAAATATGTACCTGGTAATGCAGTGGCTAAAGAGACTAAAGTGGCTAAAGAGACTAAAGTGGCTAAAGAGACTAAAGTGGCTAAAGAGACTAAAGAGATTATATTAATTAATATAATACATGGATTCTAGTCGCTGCTCTAAAAAGAATATGTTATTTCGATACCTTATATCTATTAAACCCGAGCCCGGATGGCCCAAAAAGGATATGTTAACTTATCAACGTCATATGTTAATATTTGATCTTCCATCACTTTATATCCATATTTCCTAGTTAGTAGACTTAATACACTTTGATCATGTCTATGTTCTACAAAACCTGGATAGTTAGGAGAAATAGAAAGACTATCTCGTGACATATGGCAGTTCTGAATCCTCATAGTATCTCTCCATTTAGCGATAAATTCCATAGTATCTTTACATTTACGAATACCTACAAATCCGCTACATATTTGTATCTCATTCTTAAATTCTTTAGCATCTAAATATTCAAATAAATCCATTTTAGTCCATTGATATTCATAAAACCTACTATATCCGGGAATACGAGGCTTTTTAGCTGTAAGACATGTTAATATGGGAGACTCATTCTTCAATATATCAATATAACTCTCAAAAGTCTGTTTAGCTTCAATACCATTCCTTATAGTACAACCTGCATCTAAATAAACCAATATATCTCCATCTTTCATATCTTCTAACGTTTTGTATATTATATGTGGTTTCCATACATAATATCCCCCACCTCGAGCACATTTCATGACAGGATCCTGCTTGAGATCATCTGGTAAATCTGAAGTGGTGTATGTCACCACTTCATCGAAGCCGAAATCTTTCGCCTCCTTAGCTATTCTAACTATACTATTTTTGAATTTTTGATTGCCGTAAGAGCAAAACCATATCTTATTGTCTTCCATTTTAATAACGTTATTAAAATGGAAGACAGATATCACACTAGTATACACGGTTCTGGTAGAATAACAAATAGAAGACACTTAGAATTTTACTCATACGAAATACCAAAAGGTCAAGAACTGACTTCTTATGAAGCTAATTCTTCTATAAAATCTAGTATTGAACGTAAAGCTGACGCGGAAAAAGCACTTGATAATTTCAACGATAGAGATCTAATTATAGCTAAATACGCTACGAGAAATATTGGAGAAAGTGATATTTCTTACAACAACAGATTATCATTATTCAAAGATTTTTTATCGAAAGGTATTGGGCCTTCTAGATCAGAAAACCTATCTAACATATTATTGAATAAGTTGGTATTGAACGTTGTATATCCAGAATATACACAAGATATAGTTAATATCGCTTTAGAGAAAATCGCTTTAGAGTAAAGAAACATAATGGATTTCCCATATATTCATGATATCTTATCGGTGGAAGAAAAAGACAAAATAGTGAAGTCTAATATTAGTAAGGCCATAGCTAAACAGACAAATGTGTTAGTGATAGATCTTAATTGTATAATCAAGGACGTATATTATAACACATGGCACAATCCAAATTACATACGTGAAAATATAAAAGATATGCCTATAATTGAAGGTGATCATTCCAAATATTCTTACTTCTGTTATAAAATTACGGATACAATTAGAACATTAACAACTTATTGCAAACCTAATACATTAGTATTATTGTGCAATGGTAGGTTACCAGTTCATACATTACAGAGAGAAAGAGTTGATCTGTATAGAGATGATAAATATTCAGACATAGTACCGGGAAGCCCTTTGTTACTTCTATTGGATAATCATATATACCAATGGTTGTCTAGAAGTCAGGCGTATCCCGATCCTCGAGGTATAGTATTGCCTGGACACGTTATATATAATTCTTATAAAAATCCAGGAGATTTTGTATACAAAACTGTAGAACTGTTTAAATCTAATATATTTAGTGAAGGTGTAAATATATTATATTCGTCAAATCCTAATAGCATAGCAGCATGTTTAATATCTAGTGTTGTGAACTTATATTTAATGTATCAAAATGTAAATATCATTTTAGATATGAGGGTATACCGGGATATCATAGAATCCAAAAATATTAATATTTTTGATTATGTTGATATATGCAATTTAATAGCTACAAACATGTTACCTAACCGTCATAAAATAAAAGTCGAAAATGTAATATCGTATTATCATAACATTAAGAGTGAATCAGTAGGAAGAATTTTATCAGATCAGAATGGTATATTATGGTACAATATGTCTAAGATTATAAAACTCATTGCTGAGAATGAAGATAGCTTATTAACTTCTAATATTACTACTAATAGGTTATTACTATACCCATCGAAAGTATTGGAACTATCTATAGTTAAAGAACAAACTGAAGACAATAGTGAGAAAATAGATTATAGTGTATACAGAGATAACTATTACAAACATCATATTAATATGAAAGGTGATCAAACACAACTTGAGAAATTGAACAATAGTACTATCAATATATCATACGATGAGCTAGATATAAAAGATAGATGTATACATTTCTTAAAGATACAGGCGTATATACATAACTTATTTTTCGGTATTGGTGTGGATTGGTGTATATATTATCCTTATCATCATCTTCCTCTCTTCAGAGATATACATCAACAATTATCCGATATGGACTCTGATGAGCTTAGAGCTATTAACAATGTCAAAGCTATAAATGCATACTATAAGGGCAATTTTAATCTTTTACACCAATTGTTAGCTATTATTCCTACACAAAAATGTGACTTATTACCTTCTACAATTCGACATATTCCTTGTGAGTATAGTGAATTATCTGATATGTATCCTTCAAAATATTTTTCCGATAAAGATGGTATTAATGATGAAAAAGAATCTGAAGCTATAATACCTTTCTCAAATATTGATAGAATAGTATTACAAACTACTAATATATATTTTCCTCAACATATTAGATATGAAGATGATAATATTCTAACAGAATTTATATTCAAATACAAAAAGGCCGTTCTGTACGCAAAGTCTAATATCAAAGGATATTTATTCGTTTAACGATGCCGTGTGGTTGCAGTGGTCCATCCACTTCTACATGTTCATGTGAAGAACCAGAATATAATGGTGCTTTAGGTAATACTATCATTAAGCCGCGTATATCAGTTCCTGGAAATTTAGGTAACACAGTCGTATGTAGACGATCGATACCCGCTTCTATAGAAGATACTTTTTGCGTATTATCTAGAGGGTTGCTTAAAAGTGGACCTCCATCTGTTATTACTATAGTACCTACACCTGTACCTTTTTATCCTACTAGTTTTGGGCCTCCTCTAGTATCGTATGATAACTTTGGTACTGGGGAAAATATCAACCCTATAACCATTCCAGTTGCAGGTATTTATAATATGAAAATTACAGTTCTATTTACAACCGAAGTGCCTGCAGGAGTAACTGTAGGTTTAGTTGCTATTCAAGATTTTAGTATTGTAGGGGGCGATATTGTTGATGAAGGCGCTGATAGTGCTGTAATTAATACGACGAAAAATTTTTCACCAGGAGAGATAACGTTCCTAATCAATCTAGTATCTATAGATCCTCTTCAAACAATACCTATAGCTGGTTCGTTCGCTTCTATACATTTATTGGCACCGGCAGTTGGTACTACTGTGTGTTATACAGCTATATACTAGATACACAGATATATACTAGATATATTATTAATTAATAATATATCTTTTAGCAAGGGGCTATTTTATCTCCTACTCTCAACACAGTCAGATATCCATAAGATAAAAATTCAAGTGGGTCTTGTATGGCTTTTACTTGTATATTAACTTCGTCGTCTACACACAACCCATAAACTAAAGATCCTACTGCTGGGATAGTCATACCTCCTTCTGCACCTATAAGAGTAATAGAATCGGCCACTCTGGATCCATTTACAGCTATTACAGAATTATAACCCCCTACAGTTTCACCCATACATATTGTAAACCAGATGATATAATTACCTTCAACACATATTTTCATCTTCTGTACCAATCCAACCGTTACTAATTGGACATTTACAGAGTTAGTATCAATATTCCAAGGGCTGAGCCCTGCCGGTTGAACGTCTAACCAATCGCTACCTACTACTTGAATATAATTCTGATCTCCAGGGATATATATTCTTCCATACGCTGTAGTGGCCAAAGGTCCAGCCGGTCCTGTTGGACCGTCAGTACCAGTAGGACCTTGAATACCTTGAGGTCCTGTCAGTCCTAGATTTCCTTGAGCTCCAGTAGGACCAATAACACCTTGAGCACCAGTCAATCCTTGTATACCTTGTATACCTTGTGGTCCTTGTGGTCCTATCGAACCCGCAACACCCTGTGGACCTAATGCGCCCTGATCTCCTCTGGGCCCGGCGGGTCCTTGTGGTCCTGCTGGTCCCTGAGGTCCAGCTACACCTTGAGGGCCAACCGGTCCAGCAGGACCTTCCACACCTCTATCTCCATCTGCACCTTGAACACCCTGAGGACCTTGAGGTCCTAGGGATCCTTGATCGCCTTTAGGCCCGGCAACACCTTGAGGGCCAGCAACACCCTGAGGTCCGACCGGTCCTGCGGGCCCTTCCACACCTCTATCTCCGTCTGGGCCTTGAACGCCCTGAGGTCCCTGAGGTCCAATACACCCATTATCTCCTTTAGGTCCCTGATCTCCCTGAGGACCTGCTGCTCCTTGATCTCCTCTGGGTCCGGCAGGTCCTTGTGTTCCAGCAGGACCTGCATCACCACGAGGCCCCTGCGGTCCTAGCGGTCCAATAGGACCAGGACATCCTTGAGGTCCAATAGGACCAATAGGCCCTGGACAACCAGGATGTCCTTTTTCTCCTCTACGACCTTCTCCTCCACCACAATTTGTCACTATTTTTTGGACATGACCTTCGTCTTTGTCATGTCGACGTTTTTTGTGACACTTGTTACAATTACCTCCATAAACTTCTTCATGACCCATTTTTTATATGTGTATAATAGTTTGTTATCACAACATTTATTTATACTAAGATATAGGATGAATATGTATTACAAGGTGTAATATATTGCATAGAGGTATTATATACTAATTAATATATAAACTTTCTATTAGAATAAACGTGTACATCCTATGTTATAACTCCAAAGATTTAAATACGTGTCTATTCAATTTAGGATGCGGAGCATATTTATCTCCGTACAGATAACTATAGTCGCGCGGATTGTTTTTTCGTGTAACATAATAACACTTATCACTTTTAAGTTCAAGATTAACAGCCATACAGAATATACAACTATCGCTCACATATACAGCTTCCGCATTAATTAATGTTTCCTTATAATATACTATAGGTTTAAACACAAACGATTGTGCTAGAACATAATCTGGATGATCTTTATCGTAAACATTAGTATCTAAACTCAATATTAATATATCATCTTTATTCTACCCTAAGTGTTCTTCTACCGATTTAGCAGTAAATACATTACCTTTCGAATTAGTATTATGTATAACTATATACTCTCTATCTTTTATTGAATCATAGAGGGTATTACTGCTTTGTGTATCTGGTATATGAAAAAAGTCCCAAAAGTATTTAGTATTTAGACAAGCATGATCGTAAAAACAGAAGGGTATATCGTATATCTTTTTAGCACCATGACAACCTACCATGATAGTAGTATAATCTTTAGTTATTGTATTGAATAATTCATTAGAAAACCCAAATTTTGGACTAATATTTATATCATTATCAACAGGATATATAGTGATAGTGTTATCGTCGCTATATATAAGTTCTACATTTTTCTGGCACGACTTTTTACATACCACTTTAACTTCTTCATATAAAGTAGCTAGATATCTAATTAGACCGATAGACGTGATCATGTCACCAAGGCCTAAATGTGTTAAAACAAAAGCTTTTCTCTTAACGTATCCTTTCTGTTCCACAAGCTCCGATCTAAGCAAGTTATTAATCTTACTCTTTATTCTAAATCTTCTATCGTTCTCTAATATAATTTTATCGCACAGTTCGCTACCACCGTTCTCGTATCTGAATTGATCTTGCATATCCCAAATAAGCTGATTAGAATCGTATAGCGTCTTGTAATGATAGTTAATATTACCATTCATTAGATGAAATATATTTTTCTTAATCATATTGTACTCTGTTTCTACATCGTTCCTTCGGTGATCTGTTATCTTATTAAGTTTTATATCCAAGATACTCATTTTATCGAAAGCTTCACCATACGATACAGGTAATGTGATATTATCTTTAATCATCGGTAAGATCATAGTTATGTGCTTATCACGTGATATCTCTAAAAATCCTAATTTCTTATACAAACTTATAGCCGCAATATTATCAACGTCCACTGTTAAATTAATCTCTGGTAAATTCTTTTTCTTAGCTATGTCTATCAAATGTTTCATCATATCTTTACCATAACCTTTACCTCTAAATTCTTCTAGTACACATATTCCTAGCCAATATTTACCTTCATAGTCTAAGTGTCCATAGCTGACAGCTTCATCGTTGTTATACCCTATAACTGTATAGGTATGCTGTTCTACACACGTTTTTACATCTCTATGGTTGAAATACCTAAAATGGGTTGATATCTCACTACTAGTAAATTTAGATAGTAGAGAGATATTATCACGTGTTATCTGCTTGTAACTCATGTTTGTTTCATATTCTCGATATAAAGTCTGTCTGAACGTTTCGATATCAGAAAATAGATATGTATTGTTATTTTCCATATTTTTTCTATCTAATATGGAATGGTAGTTTATTTTATCTATATAAGTTAAACATCTTTTACCAAACATTAAGGATAAACAGAAAGAACCGCCCCAACCTATGGATATATTACATTCTGCACCTTTGATTATAGATATACTTTCTAGTAGAGATTCATAATTCATTTGATTATGAATTGAAGGTATAGTTAAATCTAATACATCATTGTTATTTCTCAAACACAGTAGTTCATTATATATGGTACTAATATCAGATTCTAATATGCTCCGATCAGCTTTGAATTCTTTCTCGCCTAATAATACAATCTTATACTTACATTTAAAATGTGATAGAACATTAACTACATTTTGCCTAATTGCATTTTTATTGACTATCTCCCGTCCTAATCTTAATTTAGTATGAAAAACGATGTACGGTTCTGATATAATAGTTTGAGGTGGTGTATCCAATTCTAGTTTATAATTATCTATAACTTTAACTAATTGATTGAAACTGTATGTATTGTCTTTCATATTATCGATATATGTATAATTAACATTCGCCTTTAATTCCTTAAGTAGACGAATTCTAAATTCGAGAGCATTTGTGCAATTATCGAAATAATTGCATAATTTTTCATTGAAATATACTAAATTAAAGTTAATAGGGCCAATCTTACCTTGTCGTTGTAATATTACTAAGAATAACAGATCTCCCATACCATAATGTTTTATGATTGGTCGTGTCGGATGGGATAGCACCAAACCATATTGATCTACTATATTTTGTAATTCTAGAGGTAATGAGTTCATTATGCAAAGTATTCTTTATGCAAAGTATTCTTTATGCAAAGTATTCTTTATGCAAAGTATTCTTTATGCAAAGTATTCTTTGACACACTCGATGATATAGTTTTGTTCGTGCTCTAGTAATCCAGGATATGATGGTAACATAACACCTTGAACATTAATATGTTCGTTTATATCTTTCTTTACATCTACCAGATGTTTATGGTCATGAATATCATAGAATAGCGGTCTAACATCTATATTCTTAACGTTCATGAATCTCTCAAGTTTATTAAAATCTGAATCTATAATAGCTACATACATCCAATTGGAAGGGACGGTATTATTCTCTATTTTTAGCGAATGTATATATATATGAAATATCTTTAAACGCTACGTTATATTTAGTTATAATATCTTTCTTTCTATTCAGTATATTATCTAAATCATTAAGTTGATCGTATAGCAAAGCTGCTTGAACATTAGTCATACGGTAATTTACAGCTATTTTATCGTGAATATATCTCTCTGGTGTCATTCCGTGACTATAGTAAGACTTCATATATTTATATATTTCAGTATCATTTGTGAAAAATGCACCTCCTTCGCCGGTGGTTATACTTTTATTACCGTAAAAGGAGCATGATGAACATAACGATTCTGTCCCCGAATATACATCTCCATATTTACCGAATAATCCTTCGCAATTATCTTCGAGGAATATGATATCAGGTCTTAATCTTTTCAATCTAGGAACATCGACGATATTACCATAATTGTGAACTATCACCATAGCACTATTAGTTTCCAAACTTTTAATATATTCTTCAGATGTATCAATATTGAGTGACTGAATATCCGTTTTCATAACTCTGAACGTTTCAAGTGGATATTGTAATAACCCTGTATTCCAAGGTGCTATAAATACACCATTAGATATGTATATTCTCTCAATATTAGGGTATCTAAGTTTGAGAGCTACATATAAACATTGTGTAGCTGACGTTCCGTTATTCATCAATATACAATGTTTAACTCCCAATAATTGTTCTAGTTTTTGTTCAGACAATGTTACATATTTACCATAGTTGCTGACCCACTCGCTATTGATAGCATCGATAGCTGAAGCTTTATATCCTTTTAGGTATGGTATGTATATAGGTATTCTATTCATCTTATCTGTATTTTATATTAAACGTATAGATAAATTACATAAATAAAATAAACATGGCAGATCAAGTGTATAAGAAGAAATGCTTAATATTTGGTATAACAGGACAAGATGGCTCTTACCTTTCAGAATTGCTACTCAAAAAAGGTTATGAGGTACATGGTGTGATTAGAAGATCTAGCTCATTCAATACAGGAAGAATAGATCATATATTCGATAAATTACATCTACACTATGGTGACGCGACAGACCCCGTATCTATCAATAATATTATTAATATGATTAAGCCGGACGAAATATATAACTTGGCAGCTCAATCTCATGTTAAAGTATCATTCGAGCTGCCATACTATACAGGTCAAGTAGACGCTTTAGGAACATTATCTATGTTAGAAGCTATAAGAACGATATGTCCCAAAGCTAGATTTTATCAAGCCTCTACATCTGAACTATATGGTGGTATGGAATATAATAGAGGAGAGAAAGGTTATGATGAGAATTCACCTTTCCATCCCAGAAGTCCTTATGGTGTAGCTAAATTGTATGGATATTGGATTGTCAAAAATTACAGAGAGGCATATGGATTATATGCCTGTAACGGAATATTGTTTAATCATGAAAGTGAACGTAGAGATCCTCGTTTCATAACCAAGAAAGTAGTGGATTGTCTAGTAAATTATAAACATAAGTTGGGAGAACATCTCAAAATAGGTAACTTAGATCCTAAGAGAGACTGGGGGTATGCACCTGAATATGTCGAAGGTATGTGGAGGATGTTACAACAACAAGAGCCTGACGATTTTGTCTTAGCAACGGGAGAAGTACATACGGTTAGAGAGTTAGTAGAAACGGTAGCTACTTTATTAGGTTATAAACTGGTATGGATAGGTGATGGTCTAGACGAGAAAGGTATAGACACAAACACAGGTCAGTTATTAGTAGAAATAGATCCTGTGTATTTTAGACCATCAGAAGTAGACTATCTACTGGGCAATCCAGCTAAAGCTAAGGAGATATTAGGTTGGGAATCTAAAACTAAATTTAGAGAGCTGGTCAAATTAATGGTGGATAATAAATTGATAGATGTTATATCTGAAAAGATTGACATGTGAGTACATTAAAAATAATTAAATATTTAATTACTTACATCGTAAACTATAGTAGTTTAATAGGTAATTATGCATATACCAACATTTACTACAGAAGATATCGAAGGGCTTCCACAGCCTGGAGAAATAACTAGTTTGTCAGAATTACAGGCAGAAGGTCAAGATGTATTCGCAGATCCTGAACATAGGATAGATTCGATGTTGTATTTTCTCGATCACGTTCGCGCAACCAAGCCTAACGATGAGGGCGAAATACTTCCATGGGCGTGGTACATTCACGATCACGAAGATGAGAATGTAGATAATGACCAAACCAATATAATTGGTTGGTTCAATGACTGGCATAGTATGATCAGTCCAGAAGATGATTATGGAGAAATTGAAGGTTGTCTCAGTCGTATAGTGTCTATTCCAGGAACGAATCATTATAAGATAACTAATTCGAAGCGAGATCTTGATGGTAATATTATTCATGAAAACAACTGGATCGTCGAGAGAGAAGATGCTAAGGCATATTTGAAAACTATATCACAAGTGAGAGTATTTGAGTACGATTATTGTTACGAATTACATATGAGTTCAGGCGTAGATCCAATATACTTTTAAAACGCCTTAGTTTTGATATATTTAAAAAAGTTCTATTAATTAATAGAACAAGTTAG